TTAGCCATTTTATTATCTCCTTGTTGGGCAATTTGCCCCTGGAATTTTCGGCCTTAGCCGAATACTATAATTCTACCACTATGCTGAAATATCTACAAGCTCGCAATTACCGTCTGAGCTACAAGCAAGCGTGGCATTTATGGAAGTACCATCTTCTGTCTCATAAAAAGACAAATCTTCCCAACGAATACTTTTAGGCATTTTTGCCGCTAAGTCATCGTACTCTTTTTTTGAAATTTCTTGATATGGTGCCTGTTTATATGTATGCTCTGAATGAGGGAGGAATGATATGCCAGACACTTCATCAAAGTTTTTGTAAACCCAGGCCCCTACTTCCATCCATTCGTCTTCTTTAACTGATACAGTAATGGAAGGTTTATGTTCACACCATGCACGTTGATATACCAACCAAATATTTAAATGATCAATAGCTGTTAAATCATTTCTTACAATGGCACCTTCTGGAGCTTTTACTGGAAATGAAAATACGTATGTATCATTTGGTTTCATTACATCGTCTTCTACTGGAATTCCAACTTCCTTTAAAAATGTAGATATTGGATCTCCTTTTGAGCCACGTACTGTACGGATGTAATATGGGGAATGCCAAGGATGCATTCCTGAAGAGACACCGACCAATTGAGATACTGTTCCAGAAGGTTTTACACATGTAATTGCTGCTGATTCTGGTATTCCAATTTTGCCAGATTCTTCTCTATTTACTTCTCTTGCTTTTTCACGCAAGGTCATTAAAAAAGACTCAAGCATTACAAGGTCTTCTTTACCAGACATAAATTTGTGACCAAATTGCCCAGTTAAAGAAACACCTAATAGGCGTTCTTCTTCTGTATTGTCTTTCCAAATCTTACGAAGGTATTTAAAATCTGTTAGTGTCGATTGCCAGGTACCAAGAATTGTAGCAAGCTCAACTTTGCGTTCAATATCTTTTTTTGTATCATTCTCACGTAATACGACTTCTGAAAGATTACAAAACTGATAAGGACGTAAAATAATTTCTGAGCACGGATTTGTTCCATAGTGAATTTCAGGATCTCTACGGCCAAATTTAGCTGCTTGCGCTTGCGCTGCTGCAACATTGTAAATTCCACGTTCGCCAGATTTTGAGTCATAGAGCGACTTCCATTCTGCAATAAATTGCTCCATCTCTGGTTTGCGTGAGTAAGCAACAGAGTTATTTGATAATGCACGTTGTGGGCTTTGCTCCCACCAATTTCCTGATTTGGCTTGAGCCATTTCAATATCATTAATATTGGACAACGAAATCATTGCAGAGCGTCTAACTCCACCAACAACAACAACTTCACCAATTTTGCACATTATGTCGTGACATTCAATTGGCTTAAGGTTTCTTCCTGCTGCATTTTTAAATTTTGCAATTGTAAAATCAAAAAGATTAATTAAAGGCTGGGGACCAGATGATCTGCCACCCATTGTTTTTAGTCTTGCTCCTGCTGGTCTAACTTTTGTAACATCAATTACTGGTATGTGACCAGTCCAAAGTAAAGCAAGTAATTCACGATATGCTTTTGCCCAACCTTGTTTTGAATCTTCAACAACAATTACTGTGTCTGACTTTTCAAGTTTTTCTGGGACGGACGGAAGTTTGTTAATGTACTTATATTCTACTGAAAATCCTACACCAGTTCCACACATTAAAACATACATTGTTTCATCAAAAGAACGTGGAGAGTCAACTGGTAAAAATGCACAGTTATATCCAGCAACATTATCTCTTTCTAATGCGACACCCGAAGTCATAACAGATCTCATTGATGGCATTACATTTCTTTCAAAAACAAACTCTTTTAATTCCGCAACTAGCTTTTCATTTGGAATATAATTATGGCTTGTCTTTAAATGATTAGTCATAAAAGAAAAATATCTATCTACTGTCTCTCCCCATGTTTCTCTACGACCTTCTGCTTCTACCCATTTTGCATATCTAGATAAAGCTATAAAGTTTTCATAAGGGTTTGCAATAGTTTGTGACATTTATTATACGACCTTTTCTCCGCCTTGCGGTGTTAATTTTGAATGAAGTCCTAGTGTATCAAACTTTTATTTAGTGGTCTAGGGGTTAAAAATATTTTTTATTATCTCATTATATAAGATAGTGTTTTAGTCAACTAACTTGACAGTTCTTTATAATTAATGCTATTCTTAGAGTTCGTTATCTCTATAGGAGGAAATGCCAATGGAGAATATAAAGCAACAGTTTAGCGATTTGGTTCGTGACTGGACAATAATAGCAGTAACAATGTTATTTTTGTTTGGTAACTCAGCAAACGCTTTAACTGTAAAACCTTTAGTGAAAACTGAAGCCCAATTAAAGCAAGAAGTCTTAGACAAGTTCAGTAATGCAAATTACAGTCCGTCTGAGATGCTTACAGATGAAGAGTTAAAACAATTACTTAACGCTGTAGGATTCGAAGGAACAGGCCTTAAAAAAGCTTGGTCAATAGCAAAGCGTGAATCTAATGGAAGACCGCTTGCATATAACGGGAATAAGCATACAGGAGATAGTTCTTACGGATTATTTCAAATAAATATGATTGGAAATCTTGGTCCTGAAAGACTTGAGAAATTTGATCTACAGAGTAACAAAGAGTTATTCGACCCAGTAACAAACGCAGAGATAACGTATTATATGACTAATGGCGGCAATGATTGGTCAAGCTGGAAGGGTATGACCCCAAAAGCTAAGGAATTTTTCTTAAAATTTCCGACAAAGTAAAGGAGATGGGATGAAGATACAGTATGTATCAACTTACATCTCCATGTCAGAAGAAGGATTGGTTGAAAAGCTTTTATGCCCAGTAGACCAATCCCTTCTTTTTTCTAATCAAAGCCTTTTAGATGAGATATACTTATATTGCTTAGAGTGCAATTATAAAAAGGCTCTTGGAACGGCAAGCTATCAAAAAATAGTTGATGAGGTAAATAAACACAAAAATGTGTAAAGAAAATTGTATTTGTAATTTAAAAAATGATTCGGTTCCGATACAGGTAACTGACGCAATGGGTAGAGAGGTTTTTTGGCTAGATGCAGGAAGACCAGAATAAAGAATCTAATGACCTAGAAGATAATCTTCCAATGGTTACGTATATTATGCTACATAGAATTTATGATTTGCTTTCTTTAATATCAAATAAAGTTGTTGGCGGAGATGACACTCAAAAAGCTATTGAATATCATTCAGAAGGTTATTTATTAGGACCAATGCCTTCTTTTAAACCTGGAGAACAAAATGATTGATGAATTAAAAAAAAGAAATATATTAAAAGATATGCATGAAGTATTTAATACTGTTAATTTAGAGTTAGCTCAAAAAAATGGGTTTTCTCTTGAAGAAGCAACAATTTATGTAGATAATTCAAAAGATTCAACATTTTGGATATTGTCTAAAGTTCTTGAATCAATGGTAAAAAAAGATTATATAAAATTTGATTGACTGCTTTAATCAAATAATGTATACTTAATATTCAGGTTGAGTTATGCTCCCTGTAAGCCCCTAGTTGGATCCGCCTCCGACTAGGGGTTTTTAATATATTTTTTGTGATACAATAATAGTATTGTTACTATGGAGGAAAAAATGTATTTTTATGACCGACCAGAATGTATAAGATTATCTGACTATACAGATGCTTATGGAACTCCAAGCGGAATTTTTTTGTTTAAAAAATTTATTCCAGAAGAACTTATGCTAGATATGGAAAAAGAGTTAGAACAAAAGAAAAATGAAGATTTTAAATACAAAGGAACTTTAATAAGTTGGTATACAGATAAAGTTAGCCCTCGTCCAACTAGACTTCATGAACTTTGGGAAATGATAAGTGAGTTGTTATATCCTCAATATGTCATTCATCCTTCTCAAAGTGTTCTTACAATTAGACCTGGCGATGGTGGAATGTTTTGTCACTCAGACAGTCCTGGAAAAGGACAATGTCATTTACTTTCTCAAGATGATAAATATGACACTTGCTGTGTAATTGATTACGGTCTTGTTGCATATTTTGGAAATTTTGAAGGCGGATCTATATATTACCCAAGTATTGGAAAAGATGCTAAGCCAAAAGAATCTAATTTTAATGATGAATGTTTTGAGTACACACCAGAAAGAGGTGATTTGATAATTCACAGCGCTTTTGATCCTTATGGTCATGGAGTAAGAGAAGTTGAATCTGGAATAAGGTATGCATTTTCAAATTTTGTTTTAAAGGCAGAAGACAACCCAGGAACTTTTTACAATTATAAAACTGAAGAATACTACAAACAAATTGGCAACAAAACCCCAGAAGAACAAGACAAATGGATGATTCCTTTAAAATCAAATCCTATGTTTACAAAAGAAAGAATTAAAATGATGCAGGAGTCTGGATTAGAAGGTCAAGAGCTTGCAAAAGCTTTTAATGCTAATTTTAAAAAAGAAGAATAGAATGCCTAGAGATCATTTTTCAAAAGTGTTTTCATCTCCTTATTTTCAAACAGATTTTTACAAAAATGAAACACCTGGTGGAAAAATGGAAAAAAAAATAGAATTATTTTTTATTAAAATTAAAAAAATATTTAAAAAAAATGGTAACAGATAAAGATATATTAAAATTTAAAAAAATTAGAAGACAAGATTGTTTAAATTTTAAAAAATTTGATAATTTGTATAATGTAGATACTTTTAATCCAATAGTAGAAGTTTCAGATGAAAAAGGATCTTTTAAGCCAGCCGCAATTGAAAATTATAATCTTTTTCCTGGATCAAATGGGTTTCAAAACATTCCTGAATATTATATAGACAAGTCAAATAAAATTTTAAAATCAATTGATGATATGTCAAAATATTCTTTTGTAGATGTTGGTTCTGGCAAAGGCAAACCTATATTTTATAATCTTTTAAAAAAAGAAAAATATAAATCTTATATTGGTATTGAAATTGATCCTGAATTTTATAATATTTCTTTAAAAAATATAAATACAACAAATATAAATTTAGACAAAGATGTTATTTTTTTAAATATAGATGCTTTAGAATATGAATGTAAAAATGAACCTACGGTATACTTTTTATATAACCCTTTTTCTTCTGAAATTTATATAAATTTTTTTAAAAAAAATGCAAAAATATTTTCTGAAAATAAAACAATAATAATAACAATTTTTGATGAAAATTTTAAAGACATAGAATCAAATATTGGCTTAAATAAAGTTAAATCTAATATTAAACCAATAATAATTTTTAAATCAAAAAATGTTTAAATATCGCCGTAACAGCTAAGCAACACCAAATTATATTAAATATAATAATTGTTGGTAGTGTTTTTTTTGTTGATGTCCAAACAAGAGATGTGCTGGAAAGTAATGCGAATATATAAAGCCACCACCACTGTTTTCCAAAAAGAAGTCCTGGAACAATAATAATAACTTTAATCATAAATGATATAAACTCTATAAAATTAATTTTATTCCAGTAAGATCTAAAAAACATCTTTGATAAAACATACTTAATGTTATTCATTAAATCCTCCGTTTAATTTTAAAAATTTATAATGACTTATCATTTTTTTTGCAAAATCTTTTTTTAAATTTAAATTATAATTTATATCATTTAAATTATTTTTAATATTTTTATTATAAAAATCAATTAAACCATTTTTATTAAGTATACCATTACCTTGAGCTACAACATAATAACTAAAATCTGGCCATAGATTATCATTTACATCTAATGCTTTAAATTTGTTTATTGAATTTAAAATTAAAGATAAAGAAAAAGGCATTTCATTATTTTTTGTAAAATTTTTCCAAAAATCTGTATTTGTTTTATTTGTAATATAATGCAAATATATAAAATCTCTTATTGAATCTGAGTCATCATAAGTTTTTTTATTAATTAAATCTACAAAACCTCCTGGATTAAATACGTCAACATTTTTAGCAAAAATTCTATCAAGTGTGGATGCTGTTTGTTGTAGTGAGGTTGCTTCTAAGGGCTCAACAAAACCTGCAGAAAGACCAACTGCTACACAATTACCAACCCAAACTTTTTCAAAATGTCCTGGGTCAAAATGAAACTCTTTAATAAATTCAACTTTTCCATATTTATCAATTATTTCTTTTCTTACAGATTCATTTGAAACAAGTCTTGAATCATAAACATAACCGCATCCATATCTATGCTGTAATGGTATTTTCCATATCCAACCAAAATCTGTTGCTGTTGATTCTGTATACGGCTCTATATTTTCAGGATCTGACATTTTTAAAAAAAATGCTTGAGCTGAATTAGCTGGCAATGATTTTGAATAACTGATCCAGTTTTGATTTAAAGTTTTTCCTATAAAATATCTAGAAAAACCAGTGGCATCAATTATAAAATCTGTGTTTAAAATTTCATCATTTTCAAGGTATATTGTTTTTACAATATTAAAATCTAGATCTGAGTTAATAACTTTTGAATCTATATAAACAATTCCTCTTTCTAAAGCTTTCTTTTTTAAAAATTTTGCAAGTTCTCTAGCATCAAAATGTACAGCATGAGAGCTATAATTTTCAAAAATATCATTTTCATGAGTAAAAGGAACAAGATTACTTTCTGACATCATTGTTGAAAAACAGTGATGTATGTCTTTTACATCTTTTGAATAACAAAAAAGTTTTATATATGGGAAACTTTTAATTTCAAAATTATTTGGCTTTAAACCTGGTATTGATTTTTTTCCTCCGCTTAAATCAAATCCGTGATAATAGTAGTCTCCATCATTTGACCAATTAACAAATTTAATTCCATTTTTTATTGTTGATTTTGTATTTAATATTAATTCTTTTAATGATATATCAATATTTTCAAATAAATCAAGAACCATTGGAACGGTACCTTCTCCAGCGCCAATTATTCCTAGCTTTACGCTTTCAATAACTACAACATTATCGTTTGGGTATCTTTTTTTAGCAAATAGTGCAGATAGCCAACCTGCCGTGCCTCCGCCTACAACAACAATGTTACGTTTATCCATTATTAAATTCTATCATATATATATATCGGACAAATAGTGCGAAAGTGAAAAAATTGAAGTGCGGCGGCGGTAGAAGAACATATTTTAAAATTTAGCATCATACAAAGGATCTCCACTATATTTGTATATTAGACTCATTAATAATAAACAGTCAGAATGAGATTCTAAGTACCATATGTCACATACTCCTGAACTTGTATTCAAACATTGCTCTAAACGTGCTTGTAGGCTCTTTATGACCCATTCTAGCGAAGACCTAGCCATAAGATTGTTGGCTTCAAAGTAATTATTTTCTTTATATCTAACATCGGCTAGATATTTTGCTAGTTTGTCCGATTCGTCTTTATTTACCAAAATAGACCAATTGTTATATATAGACCTATAAGTATTAAGCTGAAGATCTGTATGGCTTTATAGACTGGAGAGTTCATTGTCTATATCTTCATCTAGGTCAAAATCAAAGATTTCTATCTTTCCCGCCCAATTTAAAAATTTAGACAATGCAACTCCTGAAAGGATTGCTATCGCAATTGTACTTACTAATGCCCATATCTTTTTCATATATATCCTAGTCAACTGCTTTATATATTACCAGTTAGGTATGCAATGATAGCAATTATCATTGGTCCAAATATAACTGCTGCTTGTATCCAGTTCATATAACTCCTAAATTGAAATTACTAATATTAAAACTATAGCAATTAATGCTATGCCAAGAAATTTAATTTTTTTATGTCTTGGCCACTCATCAGGTACTATTACGTTATTCATTTAAATCTCATATCCAAACGTTTCAAATTCCCATGCCCACTCTTCAGCAATCATTTTCATCTGCTCTGGAGAGAATACATCTTTTGGAGTAACATCTTTTGGTCTATGAGCTTTTTGATATACATTTAAATCTAAATGCAATCCTTTAGGATTTAGTATCTTATTGAGTCCTGGTTCAATTCCATCTTCATATTTAATAACATGTTTTACTTGAATTTCCCCATCTTTAGAATATATGTTTCTGGTGCTTTTTAACCAACCTCGCCAATTTTCTCTTAAAGCATTATCAAAATATTTATTTACAAAATCATTTTTATTTCCTGTTAAATAATTTTGCATATTATTTGTATACTCTAATTGCAGAAAAAAATCTGATAGGACTGAGTCATATGGATTTCTAACAACAACACATGTATCTACATTTTCTAAATCAATATTTTCAGACACTTCTGAATAAAGTGCATGATTGTAAAAACCATCAAAATTTCTTGGATTATGTTTTTCATCTATTGGATTTACTGGAGTTACAATTGCATTTTCATCCATTATTTGAGATAAACAAATTTCAGTTGAAGATCCACCAACTTTTTTATTTTTAAAATACATAAAGTTATATTTTTTTGAATATATCATTTAATCCTCCAGTAGGGATACTGGGATTTGAACCCAGAATCTATTGTATATAAGACAAGTGCTTTAACCAAATTAAGCTATATCCCCTTGGGACTAGCGTATTCGGTTTCCCGCCATTAATTTTTCTATGCAATTGGTGCAAAAACTTTCAAGTATGCCTTTAGCGTTAATACGTTCTACATACTTTGGTTTTTCACAAAAGTCACATTTCATAAATCTATTATATCATATTATTAGTTGACTGCAATATTTCTAAATACAACGCATGAGCTTCTTTGTATAATGTTTCTTTTTCTATCAAGTTTTCTATAAATATTCTATTTTTTGTTTTTTTACTAGGTATACGAGCTTTACTATCAAATTGCATCATTTTTTTTAATATAAAATCTTCATTGCTAGAAAGGCTTATGTCTTCATGTAATGTTAAATTAAATTTATTTACAATTTTATTTAAAAACTCTATTTGATTATTAAAAAAATAATCAAATGGAATAATGTATAAATTTGACTTTAATTTACTTTTTTTTAAAAAATCAATATAAAAATTAGTATAAGTAAAAATTAATGGTTTAATTGTATTGATATCAAAATCATTAAAAACAAGATTTTCTGAAACTGAGCCGCTTTTTTCTTTTGAATATCTATAGACAGCAGAAGAAATACAATCTTTTGGATTTCTTAGTATAAATATATGATTTTGATTTTCTAAGATGTCTTCTATCTTATGAGAGTATACAGTTACATAATCATAAATATTTTCTGTTAAAAATTCTTTCATATAGCTATTACCAGAACCCTGTGGAGAACTTATATATACTTTTTTCATTTATAAATTATTTAATATTTTATAAGATTTTAAAATAAACAAATTATATATTTTTGCTATATATTCTCTTTTTAATGTGTCTGTTGGATGTAGTCTATCTGTAGGAACATAGTCATTTGTAAACTCTTCTATGCCAACTGCATTTTTTATTTCTTGTTGAGTTATTGGTTTATTAATATTTTTTTGTTTAGCATACTTGTTTAACGTTTCACAAAATATAAAATTTTGTTTTGATCTTTCTTTATAAGAATATGGTTCAATTTGATTTTTATATTTTTCATTTAATTCAACAAATTGTGGTAGAGGCTCAATTATTTGAATAATTGAATTTGGAAAATACTCTATTAAAGAATCAATATATTTTTTTGCACATTCTTCTGCATTATTATATTTTGATAGATATTGTCTTGAATCTACATATCCTAGCCAAGCTAGTATCAGACCATCATCTTTTATATCTCTCCATTTTGTAATAAGTTTATCTTTTACATGTATTGCTGGTAGTTCTACACCTGATGATTTTTGATTTAAAATTTTTAATTCTTTTGGATTAAAATTCCAAGCATTTTGCCCAGCTTTTCCCCAAAATTTTATTTCAAAATTACAATTATTTGGATCCCAGTGTTCTGAAATTCTTGAAGTATGGCAATCGCCAATCATATATACAGGTTTCATATTTATAGTATACTATTCACTTGATCTTAGGTCTTAGGTCTTATATATAATATATTTAAATATTATTGATTTACTGACCCCCCGACCCCCCTAAAAAAAGTATACTATTTTTATTTTCAATGTCAAGGTTTGTTGTAAAAATTTTTATTATTTACTTCTTCGGCTAACATATAATGTTTATCTAAATGAGATCTAAATGCAAGCCCACCACGTACTGAAAGAGATTTTGCTTCATGCCATACCCTGCATTTCATGTACAAAAGATCTCCTGGGCCAAGCACAATTGTTTCTTCAGTACCATCAAATACAGGTTTTTCTTTTTCATGATTGAACTCTAAAAGTTTCCATTCAGTTTCTCCAAAACAGTTCCAGTGCACAACATCTGTTCCGTCATTATGTATTGGAGACTTTCCCAGCTCTTGACCATATGAAACAACATTTGAAAAATGTTCTGGATTGCCGCCATAAATTTCTTCTATTAAATCATCTACAATATTTTCCCAATTATTAAAATAATGATAATTTTCCCTTAGAACAAAAGGCATTGCAGCATGACCTTGTTTTGGAAAATCTTGAAAATATTTTTTAAAAACTTCAGCAGTAGGGGCTCCAGGTACATTTTTTAATACAGCCCAAGATTTTCCCTGTAGCTTAGAATTTAAAACATGATCATTTATTATTTTCATAATTAATCATATCCTCTGTTTCATTTTTATAAAAAGTATCAGTAAAAGATCTAAAAATCAAACTTCCTCTTTTTGTTAAAGGGGTTGTTTCATGCAACGTCATTCCTTTAATGTATATAACTTGATTTGGTTCAAGGGTTACTTCAAATACTTTATCTTTATATTCTTCTCTGGTTTCGTTATGTGAAGATTTAAGTTTCCATTTAACATATCCAAAACAATTATAATGAATTACATCTGGCCTGTCATCATGTAATTTAGCAGCAACACCAGAAATAACATCTTCCCCTAAATTGTGTATAAGTGTGCACATTGCATCTGGGTTATTGCCATAAAATTTTATTAATTCTGAAACAGTCGTTCCCCATGTAGAAAAATATTTATAGTCATCCATAGAAAGCGTCATTCTAAAATGTTTTTGATTAACTTCATTTAAATATTTTTTAAAATTATTTTCGCCTGGTGGTGTGTCAAATGCTTTGTCTAATACGGAAAATGGCAAATCTTTGCTTTTTGCATCTATAACATGAGCAACAATTTTATCCATAAAACAATTATACCAGTTAACATTTTTGATTGACTAAAATTTTTAATGTCAAGGCATTCGGGATACGTTACCTCGAGAATCTGTTCCAAATAATACAACATTAGGATTAGATCCATTTCTAAATGTTATTACTGGCATATATAAATTTTGTGTATCTTTTGGTATATAGTAAGCATTATCTGGTATATCTGCAATAAATTCTTTGCAGTTAAAATCCATATTTGAATCTAAAAATATTGGCAAATTTCTATCTTGATACCAAGAAAATTTAGCTCCAGGGCTTACATGTGATTTAGCTATCTGATTGTAAAATTGACATAAACGTATTGTAGATCTATCTATATGATCATCATGTGGAGAATCATCTAAAAATATACTGTCATACGTTCCAAGGTCATTTAAAGCCTTTTGCCAAGATCCTTCTACAATTATAACTTTATGCTTTTGCTCTCCCGCCCATTTACGAGCTTTCTGAAGCACTTCTGGACTACTTTCAATGATGGTGTGTGACTCTATGTCATGCATCTGTATTTCAGTGGCCGAAAACCCCATTCCAAAACCAATTTCCAAAACATGACCTTTGGGATTTAAGTTTTTAATAATAGCTTGCATATACGGCTTTTCCCATTCCATCATTACCTGGAAATTATTTTTATCAATTAGGATATCTTTGTTGTACTGATCTTTTCCGTATTCCATATTTAAATTATAGCATTTGTATTTTAGTTGACTACTATTTCAGATTTTATAAAATGTTAATATATTTTTATTATGTATGATACACACCTAAAAACAAAACGGACATTTAGGATAGACCGCCCATTTTAAGCGTAAATGTGATGTATCTCACACAGATTTAGAAAGATTTATTCCGACACGCCCGAGAATAGGGGTCTAAATGTCAGTCCCCCATGCTAGGATTATAGTATAAAGAAAGTAAGAAACTCTTACTAAAGAAAGGAGTCAGATAATGACTCAACTAACAGAAACACTATACAGCACTATCGTGCATGACTTCCATAATGGTGGAGTCAAGTCCTCTTATGGACTAGATACCTATACACGCAAGGCTCTACTCCGTGCCTTGCTATCCTCTAAGGGTTGCGAGTGTATCAACTGCCTATGATACATCTCACACCTAGAAGCACCGCCACTTATCGGCGTGTCGCCCTGATAATGTCAGCCCTATCCGCTACAATTCCAACTATAAGAAACTAACGAAAGAAGAAATAAATGTCATACGCATACGATACACGCACTAACACTAAGTCTAAGTGGGACACTATCCAAGAAGATGTAGCAGACGCATACGCCTACCTAGATGAAGAGGTAGATGTAGAAGATGAAGAGTTAGAAGATGAACTAACAGATGAGCAAGTAGACGCACTACTAGCAGAAATGGCAGAGGTAGCATAATGACTATCACCTACTCACTATGGGACGGAGCTCAACTACTAGGCGTTGATTTCAAGGCTACTAGCGCCGATGAAATGAATAAGACAGTAACCGAATTACAAAAGGTTTCTAAAAATGTAGTAGCACACCTACGAAAGGTTGAAATGTAATGACACTAGAACTAAATGGATACGGATTAGAACTAGACACTAACTGGTGCTATGTAGCACTATCTTGGCAGATACTAATTGTAGGCTGGTCTATTGCGTTAGGTGTTATTATCTATAAGAGAAAGAAGAATAAGTAATGAGTGCTAATCGCATACTAACTACCGCCGTGCAGATCGGTATCGGAATACCCACCCTGCTAATGCTACGCCTAGTAATCCGTGACATAATTCACAATAAATTAGACTAACGCTACGGCGTGTCGGTTTGACAAAATCAAGCTGGCCCGCAAAGGCACGGGGTCGGGCGTGTCGTT